ACTCTTCATCGTTGACCTGATAAAGAAGGCCGTTCCGATAGTCGGACATAACCCAATGCCCGTTGAAGAGTATGGATTCTTGCCCTATCCAACGCCCGCCGGAATTCCATTCGAACCATCTTTGCATCGATAGGTCATAGGCCCAAGTCCACTGGCTGGAGCTGAGGGTATAAAACTCGTGGCCTTGGGTGACGAAGTAGGTTCCGATTAGGTTCTGCCGGTCCACGTCGGAAAGCTTCTCGATTGCTCTCTCTACCGTGTGCGTTGAAATCCTCTGCGCGCCGCCGTCTCGGCCATAGCGGACGATTCCCCGGTGATCTACCCAGAGAAGGCCGTTTGCAGCGCCCTTGGCGAGGCTATATTTGGCCAAGAGGCCCATTTGGATATATTGCTGAAGAGGAGCCAAGGCCATTGGCGTCGTCCCCTGATCCTGCCAAATCTCAAGGGTGTGCGTTCCAAAAATGTAATAGAAACCGGAATCGGCAATCCCGCGGACAAGCGCATTTGAATCGCTATTCGCGAGATCGAATGAAAGCGGGTTGAAGGTGCTTCCGTCGTTTATGGCTGAATGAAATATCACTCCGCCTGGCGTCGAAAAAATGAACTTGCCCTTAAGGAATGTGACGCTATTGGGCGCGCTAAAGCCTGTCGTCGGATTCGAAATGGAGCCATCAACCAAAAGGGAATAGGTTCCACCGTCCCCGACAATGGCGATTTCCGGCGTGGCCGCGTTGTTCAGAGCCATGGTAAGCCGGTCTGTGCCGGTGAGGTTCAAAAGGACGCTGGATGTCCCGTCCGTATTAAAAGACGCCACCTGAGAGCCGAGAACGGCTATGAGATCGGTGTCGCTTAGTAGGATCATGCCGCGCTCGATGCCCGTGAAACTCTTCACAGAAAAGCGCGTGAGACCGGGCCTTGCATAACAGGCGTAAGCCGCCTTGCCGTCCTTATCGACGCCTAGCGTCTCGACATAGCCATTGACCAAACGGGCATTGGCTTCCTGTCCGGAGCGCCCGACGGTGCTCTCGGTTGGCAATTTCAGCGGAAAATCTGGCATTATCTTGTGGGACGATATTCTGGAACGAATTGAACAAAGGCCGGCCGATCGAATGCCTTTGCCGCCCTTAAGAGGCCCTGAGAAGTCCGCTCGATACGCGCCGCAGATTGAGATTCAACGCCATAGTTGGGCAGAAGTCTTTCTGCGAGGTTGTATCCAACGGTGTCCAGCCACTCTTGCGGAATGTCGAGGGTGTTGTTCAGAGATTGAACGATCTGGAACCGCCGCTGAAACGTAAAGGCCAAGGCGTCCGTAGTGACTACCTGCGGAACTGGCCAGATATAGAGCGTCTGTCCGTTCTCCTGCGGGTCGAAATAGTATTGCGTTGGAATGCCATTCGATGCCTTGACCGGCAGAGACGTATATTGGATGCGGGAAAGCCGCTTCATGGGCAAATCGTGGCCGTCCGGGTATCTATAGCGCATCTCGACAATTCTAAGGGGATTGTCGGCCGTCATCGAATAGGAAGGCGTGTTGGCCGTTAAATTGAGCGTCGAGAAGGTGTTGCGCCAAAGGTGCGGCCCTTTGGTTTCCCAGCCCTTCAACATGAGATTGAGTTCGAGAATGCAAGGCTCCATTTCCGTGATATCGGGGTCTTGCCCTATCGGAATTGCATTGAGCTTTCCGAGCGCGAATTTGATGACATCGCGCGCCGTCAGAACTAGCGATGTGACGCCAGAGGTTGCCATTTGGTGCCCGCCTTTAAACGGCTGAAAAATGAAGTGATCGCCCCGGAAACTGCGCTTAGCGAGTGGTTGGCCGCAGCGAGGCCCAAGAGCAAGGAACCGATGATATAGCCACGGCTTTTTGCCGGAACGGCTAGCGTATAGGTGATAACGATGATGCCTTGTTTGCCCGCTCCGCCGACGCCGCCAGAACCGCCGCCCCCGCCGCCGCCGCCGCCGTAATTTGAAGCAGCGCCGCCCGTCGTTGCTATAGTCGAGCCGCCGCCGCCAGAGCCCGGCCCTGCAATCGCCCCATTACTGGTTTGCGTCCAAAGTGTCTCGAAACTACCCGTCTGGTTAACGCCACCAGCGCCGCCACCGCCGTTTGAGCTGGCGGAACCAGATGTTCCTGCACCAGCCCCCAAACGATTAGCGCCACCGTTGCCATTTGATGAGGCACCGGCGTTTCCCCCAACAGAACCCCCGTCCGCTCCGCCGCCGCCTCCGGCTCCGCCGCCACTGCCTGCATTACCTCCGGTTGCCCCGTTACCGTGGGGTCCAGCCGCTCCGCCGCCGCCGCCGCCGCCAGCGCTAAGCGGGCTTCCTCCGCTACCCCCGGAAAATTTCGTACCGCCTACGCCACTAGCAGAACTACCGCCAGTCTGATTGCTTCCGCCCTTCGCAAGAACACCATCAGATGTTGATCCCGGAGCTGCATTGGAGGTTTTATTTAACCACGTATCCCCAGCCGTGCCGCCAGAAGCCGCTGCGGCTCCGACGTTTACAAATGCTGATCCCCCAGGCGTTAGTGCTAGATTTGAGAGGAGAGAATAAGCGCCCGCCGCTCCGCCGTGACCAGCGCTTGCAGAGCCATTAACGCCGCCTCCTATAACCTCAATTGTGTTGTTGGCTGGATTGAAGTCAGAGGGAACCGAAAACGTTCCGGCCCCAGTCGTGGTGATGAATATAACCTTCGTCGTCATAGGCGCTTGACCTTCAACGAGAGGGTGACAAGCGTAATGGTCGAGGCGCTATCGACGTTAAATCCGAGAATGTCGCCGGCAGAGATTGAAGTCGTCCAGCCAGTGAGCGTTGCGTCCTGAGACTTGGTTGCGCTGCTTATCGTCGGAGGCGCTGAAGCAGTGATCTTATCGGCAACCGTCGGGGGATAATTGGCGTATGTGTCTTTCCACACGTTGACGACAATCGATCCGGATTGATCGGCCAAAAGCGTCGCCTGTATGATTGTGCAAGCGAACGGAACCTCAAGATAGCCCTTTACGCCGGTTGTGATCGCAGCACCCGCGCCATCTATCACGAATGCGATGTCAACCAAGTCATCCGCAAAGTGCGGGTCTGCGCTCGCTCCCTGGCTCTTGACAACTTGGCCAGCCGTCCCGGCGCCGGTGTCATTCGTGGCGCTCGTCCCGTTTCCTATGACAAGAGCGTGCGCCGTAAGGCTGGTATGTCCTGTTCCGCCATTTGCAGGATTGAGCGAGTTTGTAACCGCAGCGGATTGAGAGAGATCGATCGCTCCGAAGGCAAGAGCTGTTCCGGCGCCATTAACGCGAAGGACTTGGTTTGCAGCCCCTACTATGTCGGCTTCATCGGCCGTGGCGCTTCCAGTTACCCCTATCACAGAAAGGCCAGCGCCTTGAGCCAGCATTCCGCGAGTGACTTTGTGAGCGCCGATTGCGAGCGCGGCGCTTCCTCCAGCGCTCGTCACATCGCCCGTAAAGGCTGGAAGGAGTGCGGCTGGTAATGAGGTTAAATCGGTGACATCGGCCGTGACGCCTGTCGCGTTGCCCTTAATCGTGTTTGCTGGAGCTTGGGCAAGCAAGCCGTTCGTAATGGCGTGAGCGGCTATAGCCCCGCCGCCAGTCGCCGCAACCCAAGCCGTCCCATTGAAGAAATAGACGCCAGTGTCGGCAACGCTCCACGCCTGCCAGCCGGTTTGAGGCTCGATGAAGAACCAGCTTGAGCCATTGGCCAGAAAAATTGCGATATTGTTGTCTTGGCCAGACCATGCCCCGGTCGCGCCAGCGCCGACAATATACGCATCCTGATCGCTTGGGCTTCCCGGCGGCGTCGTCAGTGTCCGGCTTATGACTGTGAGCTGAATAACGCTGTCGATGACGCTAAAATCAGAGTTAACGACAACATCTTTCTGAGATTGATTAGCGTATAGGAGCTTTAGCCCGAATCTTCGGGTCGTCGCGTTCGTCATTGCGATGTCCGGTTATTGTGCGGTGACAGTCGCGGTTCGGCCTTGCCCGCGCCCTAGAATTTGATCCACTTGATAGACCGTGATCGTGTAAGCCCCTTGGATGGCCCCAAAGTCCTCGATCTGGTTTGTGCGTGGGTAGGTAGCGGAAGGATGTCCAACGGCGTGCAGCGTCCTTATTGGCGCTCCTAGCGCGTCCAGGATGTCCACTTCGTAGCGCTCGTCTATTTCATCGAGCGGAGCCATAAAGTTTTGATCGCTCCAGTCGTCTTGCCAAAGTCCCGGCAATCGTGAACGGCGAACCCATGAGAAAACGCGGTCCCCATTACCATTTGCCACGGCGGAGATATCGACCGGGCTCACTGGCAGGATGAGCCAATTCAGGTAGCCCCTAATCCAGATATCGTTCGACGCGCTGGCCTGCCCGATGAACACGAAAGGCGATTTTGCCGGAAGCGTGCCGACGTTCATGGCTCCTTCCGTCTCATATCTCGCCCGGAGAAGATGCGTCAGGGTATAGGTTGCGGGTCCGGTTAGGGTTGCGGTCCCAAATTGGAGAACTTCCCAGGTTCCGGTTGAATTCATGACGGCGCAAAGGTTCGCCCCGTTCATGACATCGAGGTCGGAAGCGCTGGAAAGGGAACCGCCGCTTACCATGACGACAAGCGGATTGGCGTCATCCCAAAGAACCTCGCTTCCTGGCGCGAAATCGGCTTGAGTGAGGCCGGTGATTGTCGCGTCTATCAGGAACGAGTCTTGGAGTTCAGGAGAGGACCACGGCGTAGCCTGCTGATCGACGACGCCGCGAACCATGTCTTGGGGGTGACGGTCCTCGTAACAGTCTTTGCAAACGTATAGAAGATCCCACTCTTGGGTGAGCTGCGACGCCTTGTATTTTCGGCCGCAGCGCTGACAAATGGCGTTCCACTCGCCTTTTTTATAATAGGTGCCAGAGACACCCTTATTATAGCGATCGCTCACGGCTATTCGTATTTCTTACGGAACCAAAGGGTGATTGCGTAGGAACCCGCCTTTGTGAGGTTGGTCGCCGCCGATAGAAGAACGCTCCCCGTTTTGGAAGCCGCCTTGTTCTGTATGGGGGAAAGCTTTCTATAGTTGATCGTGTCGCTGAAGTTCGCGGGAAGCGAGAGGATCAAGTCGCTTGGCGTGCCTTCCCAAAACAAATCGACTTGGAAGTTCTCCGTTGAATAGGCGATCTTCTCAAGAGCGAGCTTCGTTGGCTTTTGCGCTGTGTTCGTCAAAGCGCTGAGAGTGGTGATGTCCACCTTTTTGACGGTGGTCTCGCTGTCTGCGGAACCAAGGGTCGCGGTGAGGTGAACCACGAAATTTCGTGGCCCATCCTCTATGACTTGCGTCTCTGCAACTACGGTCATGATCCGTTACCTTACGCAACAACTGCGACTGCAATCGTCGTCGCGGAGCTGGCAATGTCGAGGTAATTAGCCGCCCAGTGCGAGCCGGTGACAGTATCGACAATGTTCTTCGCGTGCGTCGTCGAGGCAGAAGCGTTGTTGATTATGCCAGTGATGAAGGTATTCACTCCGGCCGTGGTGAGGAATTCAATAACCGCCGTCGTCGGCTTGCCGTAATAGTCGATGTTAATTCGAATGTTGGCGGCTCCGACAAGCCGGATTGCATTAACGTTCGTGGTCGAGCCAATCAGGCCGATATATTTCAGGTTGATGGTCAGATTGACCGCGCTGGCGTTGGTGAGAACGGCCCGGAGCGCTTCAAGGCTGGTCGCATCGCGCCACTCGATATCAATCGAGCAGTCGGAAGCCTGAATGTTAATCGGGTTCGTGAGCGCATTGATGCCGGATAGGCCGATGATATTCAGGAGAGCGCAGCCAGCCGCGCTGAACAGGACAGAAGCGCCGGTCGACGTGCCGAAGGTGATTTGAGGCCGTTCTGAACCTACGCCAAGGCCGATGATCTTTAAGCCGGTGACGGAAAGGGTCCAGCCGCCAGCCGCCGAAATGGTCTCAACGTGGCCGGATTTAATCCAAATCGTATCATTTGCCGCCGCAAGGTTCAGAGCTTGCGCAACGGTCGAGTAAGGCCGCTGATAGCTGCCTTTTGACGCGCCTGGCCCAGGTCCGTTGGAATCAACCCAGATATTGCGGCCGGAATTGACGACATGAACCGGAAGGTTGCGGATCGCAACGCCGGAAGCAAAGCCGTTCGGGAAATTGGTGATATTTGCAGGTGAAGCCATGGAATCCCCCTCCTTTTAGGGGTATTTCGTCGCCGCCCGTGGGCGCGGTTCCAGTGAGTAGGCATGGCAAGGCCCCTCGCTTGGTCGCCCAAACGTTCAGCCCTGCCATCGATTTTTAGAGAAATTAGACGCCCTGGTTGCCCCAGATGCCGCGCCAGTCGGTAATGCCGAACTTGTAACGCTCCCAAGCCTTGGCTTTGGCGTTCAGCGTGTCGCCGTCGTTGTCCTGAGCGAAACGATAGGGAGAACGCTGATAAAGCTTTAAGCCTTCCGGATAATCGGTTTTGATGAACCAATTCACGGTGTTGGTGAGGAAGTGATACGTCACATGCTTGGCGATCGCGCCGCTCTGCCTTACGGCATTGATCGCGTTTCCGGCGTCTGTCGTCGTCAGAGGAGAACCAAGAACGCGGATTGCGTTGAATTGGTCGTTCGGATGAACGATCAAGGTAACGCCCTTCGTGTTCGTGATGTGGCCCCGGTTGTTCCTCGTGAGAGAAACAGCGATAAGACCATCCTCCAAAGCCGCTTCGGAGAAGTCGGCCGGCGTTGCTGCGACGTTGGACTGGTTGCCCGCCATGGTCGGATGCAAGGCAGAGCACATGGCTACGCCGTCGCCAATCGGCGCATTTGTTGCGTCGAACGCGAAATTGAAAGGAACGGCCCCGTTGACTTCCTTGGTTTGGTTCAAAGACTGAGCAAGCATTTTAGCGCGCTTGAAGGCTTTGTCCTTGTACTGGTTGTCTTCGAGTTCTTCCATCGTGACGATGTAACCAAGGCCCCAAACGCTATGGGTGTATCTTGCGGTATAGCCCTGGGTGTGCTCGTCATAGGTGAAGCCTTTGCCCTGCTCCTTTTCGACGGCAAGGCTGAACGAATAGGATTCGACATCCTCTTCATAAGCCTTGTCTGAGGTCTCCTCGTCGTAGATTTCAGTGTATTCTCTCGGCAGCTCGTCATAGACCTGTCCGAACCAATTTTTGACACCCGGCCATAGCTCTTTTGGGTGCGCGCCAGTGGTAATAGCAGCCATTTCCTAGCCCTCCCCTTAGATGCCAGCCACGCCAGCGACGAGCGTGTGATTGTTGATAGTGACTTCCCAGACGGCATTTTTGCCGACCACGTTGTTTGGACGCTCCGCAAGCGCAATGATCTTGAGCTGTGCGGCTGCGTTATTGTCGAGCGTCGTATTCAGCGTTGCCCCGGAACGCGCCGTCGCCGTCGATCCTGAGAAGGTCGAAAGATCGAGGTTTCCGGTTGAGCTTGCGAAAGCCACCGTTGGAGTAGCCGCGCCGCTGTCCATGATTTCAAAAATCACGTCCGGATCGTCGCAAACATATACGCCGCGGTTGGCTCCATTGGCGCCGTAAACGGTCGATTGAGCGGTTTCCGGATAGAACCCGACAATGAACCCGGTAATGGCGTTGCTTCGCCCAGCGGTCGCCAGAGCAACCGTAGGAAGCGAACCCGGAGGCGAGCCAAAGTAAGGCGCGGAGTTGGCGCCAGCGCTGGTTACAATGACGGGATCGCCGATATAGAGCGCGGAAGCGCCCGCAGAAAAGTAGAGACGGCAGGCCCCATTATAGGGCGCGCCGTTCCGGTGACGCACAGGACGCGCGCCGAAAGGTGCAACAAGATTTGCCATGTTGAAAAAATCCTAGAAGGTTTTGCGCGACCTAATCGCGCGGTGTTGCCCTTCTGATCTTGGAACGCTGCTCGGTGATGCCGATCGCTTCCTGGATCTCTTTGGGCACATAGGAGTGTGCTGGATCGCCCTTGGCCAAGCTTCCTTCGCCGCCTGCGTCCTGTTTCTTTAAAACCTGAGCTTGCCTGCTCTTATTGAGAGCCATTTCCTTTTGGAAATCCTCTTCAACATATTCCTGCTTTTTCTTGCAAAGGTAAGCATAGAGCGGTCTTCCAGACGCCGTTACTCCGACCTCACGCCTAATTCTGCTGATCGTTTCGTTCTGATTCTTTTCGTCGGTATGGCTGACAATGTTTTCGTCTTCCACAAAATCCCAGTCATCTTGCTTTGTTCTGGCGTGCAATCGCCCTTTATCATCGTTAATCCAACGATAGGCATAAGCCGGATCTTTGAGATGTTCAGGCACTTCAAGCCTTAGATCATACCCGGCATAGGCGTCGGAACGGCGTCGCCGCCCTTCTTGAACTTGGTCGGCTCTGTGTTCGCGTGTGTTAGTCATCGGATTCGCTCCAATAGGTCGCTGCATATTCGTTGCGGTAGCGGGCCTTTGCCTTTTCCGGGTCTTCCCCGTGCCTTGGCCTGGCGAAACCGCGCTTAATGCAATCTTCGCAAGCCGCCTTGGTCTCTGGCGGAAGTTCTTTGAACCCCTTAACGCGAGAGTTTTTGGCGTTGCGAGAGACGGGATTTCCGCCTTCGACCATTTGATGTTGCCTCGCTGCCGGCTCGTTCGTCGGTTCGTTTTCCTCTTCGCGCGGAAACCATCGCGGATGCTGCTTTTTGACGGCCTGAGTTACCCGGTCCAGCTTTTCCGAGAGGTCCATATAAGGCTCTGAGGCGTCGAGTTCGCCCAGCTTCCGGATTGCGTCTTCACGCGCGCCGGCGTCGGCAAAGAACCAAGGGTTTTTGGCCCCCCAGGCTTGCATCTCTTGCGGAACAGGCTGAGCCTGTGGCGCTTGCTGAGGCTTTGGAGCGGGTTCGGTCTGCTCTTCGTCGCGGAATTTATCGAACGCCACTCTTTCGCGATGCTGAGCGCGTTCATAAGCTTGGTGGCGCTGAGCCGGATCGTTGAGAGACAACGCATATCGCTTTTCGCCTTCGAACTGCTCGACAAGCTGCTGCTTTTGCATGTCCAAGGCTTTTTGCGACATGCGGGCTTGTGCGGCGATGCGCTTTTCGAATTCGGCTTGCTTGGCCTCGAAAGCCGCCTTATCCCGTGCCCGTTCGGCCCGTTCCTTGTCGAGAAGGCCCTTTACTACCGGAAGGTGCTCACGGGCGCGGCGAAGGAATTCCGGAGCCTCGATAAAGTCTTCAGGCCGTCCACGCCATCTGTCGCGCGGCGCCCATCCGAGAGAGCGCGCCTCGTTAACATCCGCCTCGCTGGCGGCTGGAGCGTCGTCAATGTCGAATTCATCGATCATTGTCCGTCTCCT